GTTTTTACTGCGACGAACAGTGACGGCGTATTCGCTGTCTATATTTAGCCCTGCTGGTTTTACATCAGGGTTCTCTTCAAGAAACTGCTTCATATTGGTTTGGTGCAGCCGTTTCTCCAGAAGCAGGAACGCATCATGCTCACGGATGAACGAGTACATACTGTCCCAATCGCCTGTCCAATACTTGCTCTTGATAGTGCGGATTGCTGTGCCAGCTTTTGTTTTGATGCTGTCGGCACCTTGCGTCTTACATATATCCAACAACTCTAACTCTATAACCTTTAGCTGTTGTGCGATGTCTGCGTCTGTATTCTCAAACGCACGCTTCAACTCATTGCGGTGGTCGCGGATACGCACATAAGCTTCTACAAGCTTATCCGTTGGCATGGCATCTGAGTCTTCTCCCCCTGCAACTACGGGGGGTTCCATTACTGCGTCTTCCATTTTGCACCTCTCGTTTTTTATAATCAAGCTTCCCGAACTACACACCCGATTCTACGCTTCTATTTGACTATGTCAAGCTCCCCTTCAACTATTTCTCTGTAGAGGTCGATAACCTTATTGTGGATATCAATTTTGTTTCGCAGCATTGAATACAAACGGGTTTCTATCTGGCTACCTGTGATGTGTATGATAATCATCGGATGGTTCTGCCCCGGTCTGTCGATACGTGCGTTAGCTTGTAGATAGGTTTCTACGGACGTTACTGGAGCGTACCAGACAATAACATTAGCGGCAGTCAGTGTTAGCCCATGCGAAGCTGTTTGCGGCTGTACCAGAAGCACTCTAGGTGCAGGTTTGTTTTGGAACGCATCGAAAATATCCGAGCGTTTATTCAGGCTTACGTCACCATTGATTATCTCTGACGCTATCCCCGCCTTGTCCATGTGTTTCTTAAGCAGTTGCAGGGTATGACGGAACGGCACGAATACCAAGACCTTCTGTGTGGCTTCGTTGATTACTTCTTCTACCGCAGCCAGCCGGTTGGATACATCAAACTCTACGACTTCACCGGAGTCGGTATACACAGCCCCACCGGATATCTGTAGTAGCTTGTTCATGTTAGCTGCTGCGTTTATAGCGGTGACTTCCTCCCCATCTGCGTACAGCCGAAACTTATCTTTAAGCTGCTTGTAGTATTTAATCTGCTGGGACGTTAGCGGCGCGTCCCTATCTACATAGGTTACAGGGGGTAGGTCTAGGCAGTCCTTCTTCTCAAACCGTATGGCTGGCTGCAACACCGCATGCACGATAGCCTCGGCTTTAGGGCGCGGTATCCATTTAAACTGCGTGATTTTCGTCATCACAGAATCACGGAACTGGCCTAAAAACTTAGGGGTTCTTGTAGGGTTAACGATCTTGGCAAGTCCATACGCATCAACCGGCGATTGTGAAGCGGGAGTTCCGGTCATCATCCACACACGGGTTTGGGGTTTGAGTATGTCCCGTAGCACCTTCCACCGCGCTGTCTGCACGTTCTTGTATGCGGTAGCCTCGTCTACAATCACCAAGTCGAACCGGCCATCTGCGATGATAGCGTCTTTAACTATGCCAACGCCGTCGAAGTTTATGATTACAAACTCTGCTTCGCTATTAACAATGTCGGTGCGCTCTCTGCTGCCTCCATGCGCTACCGCACAGGTTCTATGCATCGCAAACTTGAACATATCCCCCTGCCACGCAGACCGCATGATAGATAACGGGCAGATAACCAGCACCCGCCGCACTAGCTTCTGCTTCATCAAGTAGTCCGCAGCCCATATAGCAGACGCAGTCTTGCCGGTGCCTTGCTCATTAAAACAAAACGCCCTCTCCCTCAACGTGAGGAATTCAGATGTTTGTTTTTGGTGAGCAAACGGTTTGTGCAGACCCGGCCAGTTGTAGTCTCTGTTTATAGGCGACGGCACGTTCTTAATTAACTTGGCTAGTTCACTAGCTTCTTGGAGTTCCCAGTTGACTAGCACCTTATACACATCCTCCGACTCGTTACCGATCATCCTACTTTTCTTTATTGCATCGGTAATGCGTTGGGGGTTCTTGGTGCGAACCAACAATGCTTTTCCCTCTATGATGTCCATTATTTTGGTTTATTTTTCTTAACTGTATGGTCGCTGTTGCGGCTGAACGAGGCGTTCTTCGCCCTGCTGGTAAGCTTCAGATTAGATGGAGTGTTGGTGCCGCCCTTCGACAGCGGAGTTACATGGTCAATAACTTTGCCAGCCCTCTTGATGCCCTTCTTGTCCATCTCGTTCCTAGCCCGTTGGCGCTCCATGCGAGCAGGTAACTCCCCCCGCTCTACTTGTTGTTTATATTCTTTCTTGTATGGCCGTGCTTTGTTGACGTAAGGCATTTTTATCTCCTATGAAGTAATCTTTTTCTACAAACCCCTTACTAGAACCATGCACGTAGGTAGCGCGGACGTACGTACTTTTCCCGCTTGCTAGGTGCCTTATATGTCCTCTACGAAGGTGCGACCGCTTACCAGAACCATCCCCATGCACCATATTCCTAGCTGCATCGTTGCTGTGCCACCGTTCTCCGTCTACCACTAAGATTTTATAGTCGAGGAGTGGACGGTTGCCTTTTTTCACCCGCTTCTGGTTTAAAAACTTGGGGGCTTTAACAGTTTCTTGCGTTGTGTTATGGGTGTTCAGCATTACACAGGTGTTAAGTAACGTCAGAGTGCCTAGAGTCCCCGCAAGGTTTTGCAGTGCTTCTGTAAGTTCCTCGGTGCTTAGCCTAGTATCATGGTTATTTGTTTGCCATAGTTTGTCTATTGTACCGTCTTTGATTATTTTAACTTCTACCCCACAAATACCAGCGTCTCTAGGATAAAGGGCACATAACACAGGGAGCATAGTCCATAGATTGTTTTGGTTCACCGCGACGGAAAACGCTATACCCCACTCTTTATTAAGCATCGACGGGTTAGTGACTTTAGCCTCAGCACACAAAATATCCATATCGTGCGCTACAACAACTACTTTGTCGTATAGGCGGTTATCTGTAAGAATTACCGTACTAGGGTATGGAAGCCTCACTAGTTTTTTTACCTCATCGTTTACATCCCCGGTAGACTGTATAACATCGCCCGAAGCAGGGAAAAACACCTTGGGGCTTTTTATTATACTTTTCAAAAACATGTTAGTATTTTCTTGTTGTACACTTGTGTACATTTTAAATGCTGGGCAACTCATATAAAGCTGTATATCTTCTATCAGACGATCAAAATGCCCCCACATCCCCTGCTCTTTCATCCTATGCTCCTCTTCCATTATGTGGACAATCGGTTACGGGGCACCACTTCCTGCATGTGAAGTTCTTGGTGGGGTTCCATACGTTGTTAGTTACTGATGCTGCGAGCCTGTCGGCTTCTTGCCGCCACTTGACCCATAGCTCTTCTTCCTTCGCACGCTCGTATTCAGCAGGTATAAAGTCATTGTGTACTGTGAACAGCAAGGCAGACTTAACCTTCTGAACCTCTGGGTAGTGCTTGAACACCGCAAGTGCCAGTAGTTCCAACTGCTTGGTGTCGGCGTACGCGGACTTACCTGTTTTGTAGTCTACTATACGAGCCACATCATTTTGCAGGATCAGCAGATCAGCGATCCCGCGCCACCACACGTTCTTCGCTGAGAAGCTGCACGGCTGCAAGTCCTCTGTCAGCCCCAGCTTCTGCTCACACAGCTTCTCCCCATCCAGACTGCGTAGCTTGTCGAGCATAGCTTTCATATAGTGGTGCGTTTTGGGTATGGCCTTCCCGTCCCGTATATACTCCTCCGCTATCTTGTGGGCTTCCAAGCCGTACGACATAGCATGAGAAATTGGGTTCTTTACGTCCGCCACTACTCGTAGCCTGTAGTATTTCTGTGGGCACTGTTGAAACAACGACATGCTGCTGTATGACCAACTCATTAGTGTAGCCCCCACACTTCTATAGATTTCTTCTTACCCGCTGCATCGTACGATGCTCCATAACCAACTTCGCACGTTAACGGTAGCCCTTTCGCCCAAGCTGGCGTTGTTCTCATACACGCCGAAGCAGACTTTAGACCCTCTTCCCAATCATCTGCCGGTGCAAGAAACGCTATGGAGTCATGCACGGTCAGCACAACGGGGTATTTAGCAGCCACCTGAATTAGCTGCTCTCCTATAACTATTCTGGCAAGTGCCTGACAGATATTCTCTACCAGCTTGCCGCCATAAATCCGAGTCAACGTAACCGACTTGCCGCGCTTGTTGTCATACACATACTCGTATTTGTTTGCGGTCTCGTTGAGTACTTTGCGTAGGTTTGGATACTTAAGAAACATCCCGTTGGGTAGCTCAATGCCTTTCGTGCCATGAACCACCAGCACGCCCGCCTTGCCCAAGTCGCATGTATTACCAGCAGCCATAGCCGAAACCGCTTCGCGTGCGCTCTCCCACAAAGCAGTAATCTTAGGATACGCACGCCGATACACATCGATAATGTGCTCGGCTTGGTGCGGCTTCACACTGCGTCCGTAACTCAGCAACATAGCCCGAAACTTGTCCGCTCCCATACCGTAGCCACAACCAAGCACAGTAACCTTACCTATAAACCTCTGGTTTGTGTCTACAATGCTAGGGGGGATGTCGAATATCTTACCCGCCATTATCGTGTATACATCCTCGCCGTTTGCAAAGGCTGTAACCAAATCATCCTGCCCCGCCATCCACGCCAGCGTCCGCGCCTCTATCTGGGACGAGTCGGCATCTATAAGAACGTAACCATCCGGGGCTAGTATGGCTTTCTTGAGCGGGGAGATGCGCGGCAAGTTATGCAGGTTAAGTTTGTCATCCCCGCCCCACCGTCCAGTGTGGGCAGCGTAGTAGCGTAGAGGAACTGGCATGAGGCCGCGCCCCGACACATCTATAAACCTCTGCGTGCGGGTCTCTTCAAGCGTAGATTTCACACCCAGTCTCGCTGCTACCAACGCTTGCACATCGGAGTCGTGGTGGTTAAGTAATGCTTTGAACCCTTCGTC